GAAAGACGACTTTGGGAAGGCTTGTAAAATCTGAGTTGGGGTGTTCTGACCGAGATTTTCATGAATACAATGCAGCTAATGTCCGAGGTATAGACACTATTCGAGAAATTTATTCACAGAGTGCCTATGCTCCTCATTCTGGTAATGTTAAGTTGTATTTGTTGGATGAATGTCATAAGTTGACTAATGAGGCAATGAATGCATTGTTGAAGATATTGGAGGATTGCCCATCTCATGTTTACTTTGTCCTTTGTACTACTGAACCTCAGAAGCTGCTTCCTACTATACGAGATAACCAAAGGTGTGTGACGTACGCAGTTACTCCCCTTCAGCGAGCAAAACTTATTAAGTTAGTGGGGAATGTTTGTAAGGAGGAGGAGGTTGAACTTGCTAAGGATATTATCAAGAAGGTTGCATCTGTAGCTGCTGGGAGTCCAAGAAAAGCACTTAACGTACTAGATTCTATTATAGATGTAAATGATGAGGAATCAATCTGGGCAGTTTTGAATACTGTTGTAGTAGATGATACGGAAATTGTTGAGTTGTGTCGAGCCTTTCTTAATCCAGGTGTATCTTGGAAAGAAGTTGTTGGTCTTTTGAAAGGGATTAAGGAGTATCGATCTGATCCTGACGCTGTTCGTGTTTCGGTAGTGGAGTACTTAGCTACTGTTCTCGAAAGTAAGGGTGATCCAAGGCTGGCTGAGATGATGACGTGGTTGGAAGGAAGGAGATTCTATTATCGGCACGAACTAACCTATGCCTTTTTCCAGATTTGTCAATTAGGAAAGTAGTTTTTGAGATATTGGACGAAATCATTATAATTATAAATGAAGGAGGAGAATATGGAAGAAGAAAGCTATGAAAGGGCATTGCAGGTTGATTTAAACGCTCTTGATTTGGAGTGGATGGAGCAACCTAGACGTTATGATCGATGGGGAAAGCGTAAAGCGAAAGCTGCGGCTGAGAGGTTTCGAGCTGAGGAGGATTTGAAGTTGGTACGTACTGACATTAAGAGGGAGTTGGAGGAAGTGAAGGCGGAAATTGAAATGTATATCCGTGCAAACCCTGAAGAGTATTTTCTAAGCAAACCCACTGAGGCAGCAATTCAAAGTAAACTTATTACTCATAATAGGGTTAAGGAAAAGCAAGATCAGAATAAACAGGCACTAGTTGACGCTACTGAAAAGTGTGCTGTGGCAATTGAGAAAGATGAAACAATGGAAGTTGCACGTATTGCAATGCAGCATAAACGCACAGCGCTTGAGTTTGCTTCAAACCTATGGATGGCGAATTACTATTCTCGCCCTAACATTCCTGATGAAGCATTGAAGCGAGCTGGGGAGTCGGGGGTTGAAAGGCATAAAAATCAGTTGGCAAAGAATGTTCGACTGCAAAGGAGGAAGGAGGATGACTAAGACAAAGAAGTTGTCGGGAGAATTTGACAGTGTAAAAGTGTGCAAGGAGACAAGGATTGCATCAGGGGCATTTGACAGCGAAAGTAGGCTGACTGCCTTCTTGTATTTGCTCATGCGAGATGAGTCAACGTGTGGGGAAGTTGCAGCATTAGTTGGTAAGGTGAGTGGGAGAGGAAAGTTTGAGTTTACAAATGGGTGGTTAGCTAAGTACGCGGCTCACCTGGCTTTAAGATTGACGAAGGAGTAAACATCTAATTTAGGAGGGTAAAAGATGGTAGATAGAAGCAAGTATAAAGAAGCATTACTCAAAAAGACTCAGGATAGTTATAATAGGCGGGAGGATAGTGGAAGATTTGGAACAATCTTTAGATCTGACGTATCAGGTGTGCCATTTTGGAAATGCAAAGCAGGAGATCATTTAATTGACATCATTCCATATATTGCTGGTAAAGGTGACCCTAAGAACAAAGAGGGAGAGATTGTATACTTCCTTGATGTTCTTGTGCACCAGGGTGTTGGAGGAAATGAGAGTAGTTATGTTTGTCCTGGTTCTTATGGTAGAAGGTGTCCGATTTGTGAGCATCGTCAGTTGTTGAGAAAAGAGGATGACTATGATGAGGAGTTGGTTAAGAGTCTGAATACATCCAGACGGACAATTTATAACATCATTGTTTATGACACTGAGAAGGAGGAGGATAAAGGTGTGCAGGTCTGGGAGGTTGCTCATTGGTTTATGGAAAGGCACTTGACCCCTCTTGCTAAAGACCCTCGGACAGCGGAGTTGTTACCGTTTACTGATCCTGATGAAGGGAAGAGTATAGCTTTTGAGAGACAAGGTTCAGGGCAAACTGGCACGTCATATCTTGGACATAAGTTTGTTGATCGTGAGTATGTGATCCCAGATGAAATCTTAGATTCTGTGTATTGCTTAGATGAGCTTGTTCAGCAGACTTCGTACGAAGAGTTGTATGAGGCGTATTGGGGTGAGCCTGTAGAGGGTAGTTCTTCTAAGCCTGTAACGGCAGAAGAGGCACCAGTTGAAGAGAGGAAACAAACTACTCGTTTACGTGGTGGGACTGCTAAACCTAAAGAGGAACTGCAGAAAGCTGCTACATTAGGTCGTAGGAGACCTCAGCAAGCTACCTCACCTGAGGCTACTAAGGAAGGGGAGTCTACAGAGCGTTGCCCGAATGGAGGTGTGTTTGGTAGGGATTTAGATCAGCTTGATGGGTGTAATGACTGTGAAATTTATGATGATTGTGCTATTGAAGCAGATAAGATAGAGGAAGAAGAAAAGAAAAAGAAGGAATCAGTTCGGGTAGGAGGAAAGACTCGAAGAGGGGGCCTGCGTAGATAATGGCTGGTCGACTTCACAGGAGAGAAAGGACTACTTCTGATTTAGTTAAAGAAGTTAGGAGTGTGACTAAGTCAGAACCAAAGAGTCTGGATCTTGAGCCTAGGTTTGAACAGATGGTATCTGCCGGCTCGACTTGGTTGGATTTAGCAATTTCCGGAGGGAGGGTGCCTGGGGGCGGTATCCCTGGAGGGATCTTTGTAGAGATTTTTGGTCCTGCGTCATCAGGGAAAACGGCCATCTTGGCAGAAATTTGTGCATCAATTCAGGCTGCAGGTGGGCAGGTAAAATTTCTTGACCCTGAAGGGAGACTTGATAAGGAGTACAGTCGTATTTATGGACTCACCCTCCCGAAGGATGATTATGTGATGCCGGATACCGTTACTGAGGTTTTTGAGGAGCATATTTGGCCTTGGAAACCAAAGCAGGATAAGGTTATGAATTGTGTAGCCGTGGACTCTCTTGCTGCCTTATCTACACAGATGGAGATGGATGATGCGGATAAGATGGGAATGCGTCGTGCTAAGGAGTTTAGTCAGAGTTTACGAAAAAGTTGCCGTCTTATAAATCAAAGGAATTGGCTTGTTCCCTGTACTAATCAAATTAGACAGAGTCAGTATGGTGTGAATACCCCTGGGGGTGAGGCTATTAAGTTTTACTCATCCTTGCGGATTCAGGTTAAACAAGTTGAGGAAATCAAAAAGTCCGTTGCTATTGCTGCTAAGGGAGAAGGGGTAAAGGCGGTAGTTGCAGAAAAGGTAATTGGAGTTAAATCTACATGCAAAATTGTCAAGTCTTCTGTGGATGATCCTTATAGAGAGGCTAATATTTATATCCTCTTTGGATATGGTCTTGATGATGTTCGTGGCAACCTCCAATTCTTAAAGGATAAAACAGGGGTTTCTAAATATGATGCCATTACGAAAAGTTTTCAGTCAATGGATTATGCAATTAAGCACATTGAAAAGAATGACTTAGAGGGGCAGTTGAAGGAAAAGGTTATTACTCTTTGGGGAGAGATTGAGAAAAAGTTTGAGTCTAATCGAAAGCCGAAGGTTAGGGGGTAGAGTGGATAAGTACAATGTTAGAGTGATTCATTATCGTGATATGTATGGTGAATTTCTATGGAAGGAGCTGATGATTTTTAAACGATTATTTGCTGTTGGTAATAGTTTGGTAGAAGATTCGGTAGAATATATTGTGAAGCGTGTCGCTATTGCTGATGATATTCAACATGTAAATATAGAGAGAGCCCAAAGTGGAGATGTTGTTAGTTAGGAGGTAAAATGTACATAAGGTGGCAAGAAGGTGTGACTGATTATTTTGGTACTGTTTACTATAGGGAAGGTAGGGAATTGGTTATTGGGTATGCCGAGAATGATTATCAGCCTGGGCCCTTTGTTCTTCCTTTAGAGAATCTAAACAAGAGATATCAAGAGATTACAATTGAAAAATACTATGATCTCCTCCATCAGCATGTTATTCTGATGATAAAGGAGATTTGTAGACAAAAAGGGCAGAAGTGACTTTCAAGAGTTTAATTCCCGGCACTGTTAAGTGGAGACACTACTGGGATGAGAATCCAGAGCAGCAAGATGAAATGCTTGCATGGGCTAAAGTACCAACTTTAGTTATTGATTGTTATAATCTTTGCTATGCAGCTCTTTACACTACTGGTGGAATGAGTTGGGA